GATCAAGCATCTCTTTCGGCTTTAAGTAAAATTCCTTTCGCCAAGCATGAATTCTCTATCATTCAATTTCAACATAATGAATGTTGGTGGGGTTCTGAGATCAAAGAAAAGTCAAGAGAAATGTTGAATAGTATTGGTTATAAATTGTTTGTATCTGATGTGGCTATTGATCCTATGAACTCTTATGAAGATTGGTGGGTTCATCCATCTTTCATAAATAATCATATGAAGAGCGATAGTGGTATCAACTTTGCTTGGGATTATATGATGAAGGAAAGAAAATGAAAGCAGTAGTAATTTCTGGCGGATTTGATCCACTACACTCAGGGCATATTGCATATTTTAAAGCCGCTAAAGAATTGGGTTCTATCCTATTTGTTGGTGTCAATAGTGACGAATGGTTAACTCGTAAAAAGGGTAGACCATTTATGTCTGCTGAGGAACGTATGGCTATCATTAAAGAGATTGGCTGTGTTGGGCATGTATTCCAATTTGATGATGCTGATGATACAGCTATTGACGCAATTCAGTATGTAAAAGATTATGTATCAAAAGGCACACCAATTACTTTTGCTAATGGTGGCGACAGAACTAAAGAAAACATTCCAGAAATGGTATTTGATGATGTTGAATTTGTGTTTGGTGTTGGTGGTGAGGATAAGAAGAATAGTTCCTCATGGATTCTTAAAGAATGGGACAAACCTACTACAAGTAGACTCTGGGGTAAGTACAGAGAATTGGATCAAAATGGACATTGGAAAGTTAAAGAATTGTCCATTGATGTTGGTAAGTCTTTATCTGATCAGAAACACTTCATACGTTCAGAACATTGGCATGTTGTAGATGGTGATCTTAAAATGGAACTAGAGTTCGATGATGGGTTTAAGACGTCAAATGTATATGGAACTGGTGATAGTATAGACATTCCATCTGGTACTTGGCATCATGCAACTAATGTTGGTGATAAACCTGTTAAGGTTATTGAAGTATGGATGGGTAATACATTATCTGAAGATGATATTGAAAGAAGATATGCTTAAATGCATTAAAGAATCTATTATTATATCATAAGGGTTAACCCTATTATACACGACTTCTGAATGTTGTCAACTCTTTTTTTATAAATATAAGAAAATACATGCAACAAAGGAGAAGACGATGGCTTTTCAGTTATCCCCACAAACAAGAAACGGCACACTCCAAGCAATCGAAACGACAATTGGCGCAAATCCAATTCTCACGATTGCTACAGGAACAGTTCCAACTGAGTGTCCAAGCGCAAATACAGGTGTTATTGTAGCTACTATGGTTCTACCAACAGATTGGCTCTCAGCACCTAATAACGGTGTTATGCAATTATCTGGTAATTGGCAAGACCTTTCAGCAGATGCTTCTGGTACTGCTGGTTACTTTAGAGTACACCAAAGTGATGGAACAGTATGTCACTTGCAAGGTACTATTTCAGCATCAGGTGCTGGTGGTGATATGCAACTTGACAACACAAACATCGCGGTTGGTCAGCAAATTACGATCACAACATTCACAATTACTGCTGGTGGCGCATAAAAGGACGTTCTAAATGTCTAACGGCGTAACAGGAAGTATAGATTTTAGCTTCTTCGGTGGGGGCTATTCAGTCCTTGTCGGTGAGGTTACTGGCACGTTCGATGTATCAATTGCATCTGACGTGTTCGTTCCTGTGCATGCTAATGCTAACAACACTGTTGATTTTTTTATTGCTGCTGGAGTTGAGACGCCAACCATTTTCGGTGAATTCAACGGTACTATAGACTTCTCGTTAAATGAGAGTGGGCGCATTGAGTTTGGACGCCAAGGATATGGTACATCTGCAAACAATGAGATAACATTCATTGGATCGGCTACAGCATTCAACCCTATCGTTGGTGGGTTTGATAATGTCCTTCCAATCACTTTCTCTGGTACTATGGCTCAGTTTTCTTTGGGTCAAACTACAGGTGCTTTCTCTTATGCATTGCAGTCCAAGGTTGTAAATTATACCTTACTTAACAAAAGTAGACCAAACTTAACAAACGGTATCAAACTACAAGATACTCAAAATAACCAAGTAAACATAAAGCAAGAACCAAATGGCGTAAAAATACGCAATAACGGTGAAACTTTTGTTGAAATTAGATAATATCTTTTTAGATAAATAAAAGTAAACGGAGAGAACACATGTCGGATAACTTCTACATCAAGCAAAACGATACTGCCCCATCCCTAGAAGTAGTTCTAACGAGTTCGTCTGGACGTGCTAAACCTATGACAGAAGCGGCAAGCATCGCATTTAATATGTCAACAGATGTTGGCACTAATATTGTGAGCCTTGGTACGGGTACAATCGTTAACTCAGCAAAAGGTATTGTTGCCTACACTTGGCAAACAGGTGATACTTCAAATACAGGTATCCACAATGCAGAATTTCAAGTTACCTATAATAATGGACAGATCGAAACTTTTCCAAACTCTGGCTACATTAAAGTAATTATTAAAGGTGAGTTAGCATAATGGCACAACCAACATCAAAAGAAGACTTTAAAGACTATATCCTAAGAAAAATCGGCGCACCTGTAATTGACATCAACGTTGCAGATGAGCAAGTCGAAGATCGTGTAGATGAGGCTGTCTCTTTCTGGCGTGATTATCACTACAATGGTAGTCAACTGGTGTATCTTAAGCATGCAATCACAGAAGCAGATAAGGTTAACGGATGGATACCACTACCACAAGGCTTGTTGGGCATTTCTAAGATATTTGACCTAGATACAAGCATTTCAACTGGCACAGGTATGTTCAACGTAAACTACCAGTTTGTTCTGAATAACATTCAAGATATGACTAGTTATAGTATGCAGAACTACTACATGACTATGCAACACATTGAGTTTATGCAAGAGATACTTGTTGGTAAACCATTGATCCGCTACAACAAGCACGTAAACAAACTACACATTGATACAGATAAAAAATCTTGGGTGGTAGGAAACTACATTGTTATCGAAGCATATGACGTTATTAATCCTGATGAGTACGCAGATGTTTGGGGTGATCGTTGGCTTCAAAATTATGCCGCTGTTCTTGTTCGTGAGCAATGGGGTTTGAACCTCACTAAATTCACGCAGATGCAATTGGTTGGTGGTGTGCAGTTTAATGGTGAGCAAATCCTTGCAGAGGCTAGGGCTGACCGCGAACGTATGGAAGAAGAAGCAATTCGATCATTGCAACCTTTGACCTACAACTTTATTGGATAAGACATGGCAACCAACGCATTCTTCAGAAATATTGACAACAGTTATGAACAGAACTTAATCGATGATCTAGTTATTGAGTCGATCCAAATGTATGGCGTTGATGTCAAATACGTTTCGAGAGCAAATAAAAATATCGACAGTTTGTTGAATGAGGATGATATTCCTACATTCGACGCATATTATGATTTCGAAGTTTATATTAAAAACGTAGATGGCTTTGAGGGCGAAGGCGACTTCTTGAGTAAGTTCGGTCTTCAAATTCGTGACTCTATTACATTTTCTGTTGCTATTAGAACCTTTGAAAGATTTGTGACACGAGAAAACGATACTAGGTTGAGACCTATTGCTGGGGAAGTTATTTTCTTGCCTCTGAATAATAAGCTTTACAAAATACAACACGTAGAACACGAAAGTGTATTCTATCAAAGTGGTGCGCTACAGATTTATGATATGCGTTGTGAACTTATGGAATTCTCTGGTGAGCAATTCGACACAGGCATTTATGAGATCGATCACTTCTTTGATGATATTGACACTACGGCTAATACGGTAAATACACTTACAGCATTAACTGCTGTTGATCCTCTTGCTGACAACTTGGCATTTGAAACACAAGCTGATGATATTTTAGATTTCTCTGAGATGGACCCATTCAGTGAAAATATTAGCATACAGGATTTATAAACATGGCAATTGCAAATTATTTTTACAATTCGACTACTAGAAAGTACGTTGCTATATTTGGTACACTCTTCAATCAAGTAACGATTCAGAGAACCAATAATGATGGGGATTTACAACAGGAAATGATTGTTCCATTGTCGTATGCGCCATTCCAAAAAATCTTAGCTAGGGTAGCGGCTGATCCTGATCTTCTTAACAGCACTCGACCAGCTATGACGCTCCCAAGAATGTCTTTTGAGATTAATAACGTAACATACGATCCTCAAAGAAAAATAGCTACAACACGTAAGGTGCTGAAGCCAGTAGCAGACGAGAACAACAACCAAAGAGAATTCATGTATACTGGGGTTCCATATAATATAGACTTCTCATTGTACATCATGACAAAGTATGCCGAAGACGCAACTAAGGTTATGGAGCAAATCCTTCCGTTCTTTACGCCTGATTGGACTGTGACTGCCAAGATGATACCAGAACATGAGCCTGTTGACATCCCAATCATATTGAACAGCGTTACAACTGAAGACTTGTATGAAGGTACGTTTGAAGAAAGACAGTCAATTCTGTACACACTAACCTTCACACTCAAGGGCTATTATTACGGACCTCAAAAGACTAAGAAAGTAATTAAGTTTGTTGATGTGGACTTTTACAACGGTACAGATTCCAACGCTCCATTCGTAGAAGGTGTGGATGTGAGACCTGGCCTCAGCGCAAATGGTCAACCCATTTCGACGGAAGGGCAACAAGCCACAGCAAAGGCTATCCTTTCGAATGGAACGGTAGGATCAGTTCAAGTATTAGTCAACGGTGAAAAGTATGATGCTAATACCACAGTTACTATTGCCGCACCAGATACAGCAAATGCTTCGCTTACATCAACGATGACAAGTGGCTCTGTTACTGCTATTAATATTACAAACGGTGGTGGTTACTTCTCTACACCCCCAACAGTCAGCTTTAGTGTTCCAGACGCAACACCAACAACAGCCACGGGTGTGGTTACTGTTGTCGGTGACTCGATCACTGATATCGCAGTTACCAATGTAGGCAATTTCTACAATACACCAACATTTACTGTTAGTCCACCCCCAACGGTTGCCCCTGTGGTTAAGTTTGGTGACGATGCGTTGTCACACACAACTGAAGCCGATGTTACGTTGCTACACACATTTGGTGGCTTCTATAGCTCTAATACTGGCTACAAAGTGCAGTTCTGGATTTACCCAACTGAAATTACTGTTGGCAACCCATACTCAATATTATTCGCACCGTTCACAAAGATATACATGAATACTAATGGTAGTATTGGTTTTCAATATTCCTCACAGCCAATCATAGTGTCTGATACAAACGTGACAGTGAACCAGTGGAACCATGTTGAACTAGAACATTCTGGCACTAGTATTAGAATTAACGTCAATGGTGTCAAGGGTACGACGGCAACACGGGGTGCTGGTAATGTCATTCTTCCAAACCACACATATAAAGCTGGTGATGCGCAAGGTAACGAATCGGTATTTGATGGGGCTAACAGAAGTTTTGTTGGCGTTTTGGACAACGTTACATTTGAAGCACAGGCTCAATTAGTTGGTGTGGATGGTTCATCTTACACGATGCCAACATCAGCCAACAGTGGTGATGTTTTTGAAAAGAACTTTGACAAAGACTTGCCTGTACTGTCATCAACAGTCGTTGATGGCGAAATCACTGCAATAACTGTTATCAACGGTGGGCTTGGTTATTCGGGCGCATCGCCTACAATTACATTTGACGCACCTGATGACGTTGCGGCAAGCTTCGCTGCTTCTGCGACACCTAATTTGGTTGATGGTTC